AAGGTGCCAGCGTTGCGATTGACCTCGCGGACGTACCCAATCGAGCCGGAGCCCAGCAGAGTGTGGCCGGTGGCTGTGCCGTCGCCGGCCGAAGCCACGAGCAGCTGCCCGACCTCAAAATTCACGATGTCGTCCGGAACGACGAGCGTACAGACGCCCGTCGAAATAGTCCCGCTGCCGAGCGCGAAACCTGAGTTGGCGTACATGTAGTACCCGAAAACGTCAGCGAAACTCTCGTACAGGGCATCGACCTCCGCTTTACGTGCGCGCAGGAACGAGCCGATGTCATTGGACGACGCCTTGATGACCTTGTCGGTAATTTGGACATCGCCGGCATAGTCACCGTAGCTCACGGCCCACTTCTTGCCGCCGATTGCGCCAAGGTTGTTACCTGCCTGTGCCGCGCCGGCTTGTGCGCCAGCAAGAGTTGCGCCCAGACCTTGCGGATTGGCGTAAATCACCGGATGGACGTAGAGGTCGCCGGAGTGGTCCTCTTCCTTTTCGACCATCCCGTAGAGCGGGCGCTCTCGGTAGGTGAGTGATTCGATCTCGTCTCTGGTGTAGTTTTCTTTGAGAAATGCGTCGAATGTAGTGAGTGTTGAGGCCATGGGAATACCCTTGGCCGCGTCGGCTTAACCGCGTTTATCCAAGCGAGCCGGAGTCGTGCAATCGCCTGTAATGGGCAATCAGAGCAGCTCCGCGCAACGGTGGACCAGACGCGGCCGCAGAGGCGGCATTACGTTGGTTGAGCGGACGCGCCATGCGTCTACTCGATTGCGCGGGATTGTCGGCCCGGACCGTGTTGCCGGAGATTTTGCGCTCTCCAGTGCGCATTGCTGCCCATTCGTCGCGAGACAATACAGATTCGATTGCCTCGCTGATTGGGATAGTGGTTCGGGTGCGATGGTCGTACGAGCTGTCGAGCTCGGTCATCACATCGTGCAGGAAATACTTGTTTTTTGCGGCTTCAGGCGGTGCGCCCGGGACCTGAGAGATACTGTCGCGTACATGCTGGGCGTAGCGCTCAACCTGCGTGCGCTGCTCCTGCTCCTGCTGCGCTCCGCGGGCTTGGTTGTGTTGCTCCTCGACGCTGCGCTTGTAGTCGGTCAGCTCCTTCTGGAGCTTCGCCACCTGCGGGTCTTGCCCCTGCTTCTGCCGCAACGCCATGCGCTGGAACTCATTGATGTCGACGCCGAAAGCCTTGGCGAACGCCTCGACATAGTCGCCGGATTCAAACGCCTTGCGCGCCTCGATGAGTGGCGCGGCTTCGTTGTAAACCTCACGCGCGAGCTGTTGCGCCTCGGTCAAGCGAGCCTGCGCAGCCGTCTCGGCCTGCTCGGACCTGGCCTTGATTTGGTCCCGCTGGTGACGGAATGCTTTCCATGATTTCGAGTCGAGCTTCAGCGCCTTGACGCCCTCGTCGCCGAGTAGCTCCTTGATGGCCGCAACCTCATCGCCGGCCTTGAGCAGGCGCATCGCTTTGGCAGCATCGCCGCCCGGCTGTCCTTCGCTCTTCGCCTCAGGCTCGGGCTCATCAGCCTTGCGCGCTTCGGGCTCGGGCGCTTCGCCTTCCTTGGCCTCAGCCGCCGCGATGGCTCGCTGAATCTTCTCCTCGGTGGTGACGACAGGTGCGATGGTTTCAGCGGCCGGAGCCGGGACTATGATGGTCTCGATAGACATTACGCTGCCTCCTGAGTGGGCGGTGCCGGGGCAGGTCCGGCCGCCTGTTGTGCTGCTAGTGCTTGAGCTACGCGATCTTTAATCATGCGATCGCACATCTCCATAAATCTGGTGAACGGCTCGCGGTTAGCCTCTGGTGCCCCGTCAAGGAGCGCATCCGCGTAGGCTTCCGCTACCTGGAGCAGCGCTTGCTCGAGCGGCATGAACTTGATGGGTGGCTCAAATGGAGCCTCGTCGCCGTCTTCGGTGTCGAGCCAGCTCTCAACCTGCTTCTCCACCCACCTGCGCCAGCGGTCGTTCCGGTCCATCTCGCCCGGCGTGTCCAGCATGCCGGAGCCGATTATCGACTGGTAAGCCTGGGGACTAATCATGCCCTGCGAGAGCAGCTCCGAGGCCAACTGAGCGCGGTCTGCTGGAGTGTTTTTGGTGCTGCCAACTGACTCAATCCGGACCTGGTATTGGTCGTCGGCGAGGTTGCACTTCTCCCAGTCGATTGTGGCAAGGTATTGGCCGCCGGCCCATTTGACCGCGAAATCCTTGTGCTCTTCGGCGAGCTTGCGCGTCTCGGCCACCATGCGACGGGCCATCGAAGTGAAAAACTGCTCATACTGCCTGAAGACAACTGCGAAGCGCTCGGTCTCAAGGTCAGCGAGTGTGCGGAGCGCGACGCCTGCGGTAACGCCTGACTCCTTGCGAGAGGTGGCGCTCATCTCGCTGATGCCGCTTAGCTCGAACTGCCATTGCTTCATCAGGTTCAAGAAATTCATCGTCGAGTCGGCGTAGGCACTCGGCGCGAAATAGTTCGGCGCCATTTGCGCGCCTTTCGCTACGGCCACGAGGGTCCCGATATCGTTCGATTCCAGCGCTTCGGGAGCAATCGAGCCCTCTTCGAAGACGAAGACGCCGTTCGAACACTTGCGCTCAGCCTCTTGCATGCGCTGCAAGGTGTGGTTCATTTCCTCATTGAGGCCAGCGACCTCCTCGACAAGCGATGTGCCGTAGAAGCCGATCATTTCGTTCGTCCAGCGAATGAAGACGAAAGGGAAGTCTTGCTCGTCCCACTCCTCGTCCTCCAGGATGCAGCCATCGATGCAAATGACGTGACGTCCCGGGCTCTTCTTATTTCCCGGTAGAATCCACGCCTCGTAGACTGTGACCTGCTTGGAACCTGGGCTGGCGCGCCGATAGTCGGAGCTTTCCTCCCACTCTTTCGCGGTCTTGATTGCAGCGGTCGCCTTGCCGTCGTCAGCGTAACGCTCGAGCAGCTCGTCACGCGAGAACCCGTAGCGGTGAAACATGTTGCGCGGATTGCCGAAGCGCGCCTCTACCGGGTCAACCAGGATTTCCCACGGGAACACGCGGTCAATCGAGCACTGCTGCCCATCTAGGTCTGCCCACACCTTGCAGACCCCGAGGCCGAAGACACAGCCGTCCAGAAAGATTTGCTGGCCGATTTCCCAGGCGTCCTCGTAGCAGCCTTGCGTGTGATGCATCTGCGCTTCGACAAATCGGTCAAGGCGTTTGGCGCGACGCTTAACGTCCCAATCGCCGTCCGTGACCATGAACTGAGGCTTAGGCCGCTGCCGTGCCGCGAGCTTCGCCTGAGCGGTGAGGCACAAGGAGCGGGGCAGGTTGCAGGTCAGACGGTCATAGGTTTCGCCGGCGTACTTGCCCGATTGCATGTAAGCAGCCGCTGCGAGACCGGGGAGACGTCGACCCTCGAAGAGGCCCAGCGACTCCTTGCAGCGTCCTCGCCAGCCGAGCGAATCATTCCAGAGGCCTTCGGCAATTTTGACTACAGCACGCGATAGCTCTTCGCCCTCAAGGCGATGCCAAGGTTGCTCATAGGCGGACACATCCACGCATGCAGTTTACCAGACCGGGCGATTTCGCCCCGAACGGCCCTCAGCGGCCCGCGTACTTCCGATGCAGTTCCTTGGATTTGCCGCGGTTTTGCCTCTGCATTTCAGCCCGCGCCTTGTCCTTGGCCGCTGCCATTTCGGCCCGTTGCTTGTCCGCCTCGGAGAGCTCGGGCAGGTCATTCCGGTGGTCATAGTGGGCACGCAGGTAGCGCTCCAAGTAGATAGCCGTGTCGGCACAGTGCCACTCGTAGCTCGGGTCTTCCTCGCTTCGGTCCTCTAGCCACTGACCCACTTCCCACTCATCGAGCAGGTCCTGGCATTCGGACTCGACCACTTTGACGATGCCCGCGCGCAGGTTACCCCCGAAGAGTTCTTGGAAGGCGCGCTTCTTGGACTTCTCAGCCGCGACGACGGGCAGGTTGTACGAGATACGCATCTCCTGCGCGTAGCCCCGTCCCAGCGCGCCCTCGTCGACCACCAGCATCTTGGCGCCATGCTCACGCAGAAGCTGCTCAGCGAGGCCAGCGATGCTGCTCGGTATCATGCCGGCCACCTTGAAGCTCCGGAGTATCCACGTCTCGCGCCTGCCGCGCTGGATGCCGCCAACGGTGAACGCCGTCGTAGGTTTCGACTGGGTGGCGCCAAAGTCGATGGCCACCGCGATGTAGTCAAGCCTGGGGACTTCGCCCGCTTTGTTCACTGCGCTCAGGTAGGGATATACGAGGGCTTCGATGTCCTTGTACCAGCAGCCCAGGTACTCCCGCTGGTAAGTCGGGTTGTCCTCAGTCCAGTTGTTCTCCCGGAGCTTGCGCTTGAGGTAACGAGCGCCTCGCACATGCGGGTTATCCACGCAGGTCCAGGTGTGAGTCGGCCACATCGCGGCTTTCCCCTCACCCGTCGAGCGTTCAAAAAAGATGCCTGCGGGCACGATGCCAGGGCTGCCTATCAGCACGAGCTCGCCATCCAAGTCCATCAGGGCCGGGTCCAGGATGTCGTCAATCAGGTACTTCAGAAGCGCCGAAGGGATGGAGCCAGCTTCGTCGATGCCGACCTTCCAGTAGCGGTCACCGCGGAGCTTCTCAACTTCCGAAAAATCCTTCGCCCCCGTGAGCCAGATTCGGTAGCCGTCGGGGCTAACCGCTGTCGAAATGTCCTCGCGAAACCGGTAGCCGAGCTGGTAGCGGTCGTTGATCCGCCTGAGGGTTTGCCAAAGGATGCGGCGCGCATGACCGGTGGTCCTGGCGATGAAGACGCTCAGCTCTCCCGGCCGCGTGTCGAGCAGAAGCCAGACCGCCACGCCCCATGTTTTGCCAGCTCGGCGTCCCGCTAGCGCGCATTTGCGTCGGGCTGTGTCGAGCACGAACGCCTGTTGCTTTGGATGCAGGCCCGCAATCAACGCCTCCCTGTTGGCGGCCTGAGAGGGCGCGGCGTCCCTTGTCGCCGCTTCTAGCTCCCTCCACAGGCCGAGAAGGCTCATCTAATCCTCACTAGGCCCATCTTCGCCGCACAAGCATCCGGGCTCGTCCGCGTCGACATCCGTCGTAAGACCGCAGCATGGGCACGTAAAGTACACTCGCGGGCTGGAGACCAGCGCGTCCACTTCCTCCGGCGCCATCCCGGTCAGCCTGCCAAGCTCCGCTTTGGTCACCCGTCCTCGTACATGCCGAGAACCTGGTGCTCAGGCACAAAGTGCGAGTTGGCCACGGGTCCTCTTGGCCACGCGCCGATTGTGCCAATCTGGTCAAGTAGCACGCGCGCGCCTACGGCTAAGTCAGCGCATCGAGGCGAGACGGCGAGAACTATCCCGATTCGCACGCCTTGCACGTCAGCCGCCGCGTTGTCCGGCACGAGCAAGGGGCCGTCGTATTCGGCGTGAGCGCGCTCTAGGCGGACCAAGACCCTGCCTTTGCGCTTGCCCTTTTCGTCAATCGCGTCAGTCATTCTGAGCATTGTCTTGTTTCTCCTTCGCCAGTTGTGTCTCCACTCGTTCGAGCAAGCGCATCAGTGCGCTAGGCCCGTGTTTCTCCCGGTCGTATCTCGCTCGACAGTCGCTCAGATAGCCCCAGAATCGCCGCGGGTCGCTCTCCTTCATCTCCTCCGCATGGTTCAGCATCTCGACCATGAGCCGCAGCCGGACGGGACGGTGCTCCCATCACCTGCCCCCTGTCACGCGTTCGGCTATCACGCTGGGGCACAGGTCGCCGCAATCGCACGTCATAAATTTCCCGAGAGTGGCGAGGTACAGGGTTGCGCATTTGTCACAGTACGCGAACATTATCGGCCCGGTCGGCCAATCCCCGCCGAGCGGACCCGTCCTGTCGAGGCCGATGAACGGCGCGCTAGGCTGCTCCGTCTCCTCCAGCCAGGCCGCGAAACCTGCCGCTAGTTTATCCTTGTTCATTTGGTCTCCTCCTTCTTCGGTTGCTTCTCGGGCGCGCCAATCGCTCGCCGCATCATGCGTTGGAATACCTCCTGGAGCGCCTCCGCTCTACGGTCCGCTATGTCACACATCGTGCGGATGGCGTTGTCGTAGTCCTCCTTCGTGCTCTTGTCTTCGCTCATTTGGTCTCCTTCATTCTCACTTGGTGCCGGTGCCACATATGGCTCGCCAGCTGTTTACCTCCCGGCAGCATCTCGCTGCACTTGGGGCACTCGTGCGACCACTGGAGCTGGCCCCAGCCCTGCGCGGTAATTAGCAGGTCATGCGCGTACGTCTGGTTATTGTGCGTCACTGGCCGAAACACGTAGTACGCCCCGCCCTCGTACTGGATGCTCTTACAGTTGCGCCCGGCCTCGAATTCATCGCTGAAGCCCTCAGGTGTCATCGTCGGCTTTAACTTGAGTTTGCGTAGGCTCTCCACTCGTCGTTCTCCCTTCAGTGATTAAGGCCGTCTCGTACTTTTTGAGCTCGGCCATCAGCAAGCTCCTGACCCGTGGGTTGAGCAACGAAGCCCGCACGGTATCACGTATCAGGTCCTCCTCGCTGCCGCCAGCTCGGGTTGCCCCCTTGCCGGTCAGCCCCTCGAGCTCGGCGCGTGTGCGCAGAATCTGATTGGCCGCTCCGAGGTCCTCCGTAGCCGCGGCGCGCTCAGACAGCATCTCGGCCTCGGTAACCAGTAGCCGTCGGCGCTCCTCGGGTGTCTGCACAAGCGCGATTCGGCGCGACGCCTCAGCCGCGTACCGGCTCACCATGTCGGCCCGGATGCCCCACTTCTCGGAGAGGACGTAGCAGGTCCCGCCTCTCACGTAGGCCCCGGCAATCATGATGCGCTCAAGGTAGTTGACGCGCTCGGCGATGCTGCCCGGGTCGTCGACATAGTCGTAGCCTTCGGCCATCTCAACCTTGCGAGCCGTCATGGCAGCGCTCCCTTCGATTCCAGAAACGCCTTCACCTTGCGCAGCGCGTTGCGCTCGATTTGCCCCACGCGCTGATGCGTCACGCCCAGCATCTTGGCTACCTCGCGCTGCGAGTAGCAGCGACCCACGCGACCGCCAAGGAACGTTGGCTCGACCTTGGGTGGCTTCTTCAAGACTCCTCCTTCAGCACTGTCACCATCGTGACCATAGTGCGCAGCACGGCCCCGCTCGTCCCTGCTCGTTGGGCGGACCACGCCAGAACACAGCAGAGAGCTGTCACTGTATCCTGTGGCTCAAACTCAGGGTACGACGCTGCTATCTTGACGACAGCGGTCTCGATTATTTTTGCCATGTCGACAATGTCCTCGGCTCTCACGGCCGCACCTTAATTGTGCGGTAGCCTCGGAGCTTCGTTTGCTGGTTGTCGCTGTCACGGACGCCGTCCCAGAATTCACAGCTAACAACGACACAGCCGGCGGAGCGAAGCATACCGTGAGAGCATCTGACGTTGGCGCGGTGCCGAGCTTCTTCTTTGGCGCTCACGGCGGGCACGCCTAGGCAAATGTCGCAGTCACAGCGGAGGCAGCAGTCAGACATGGGCCCAGTGTTTCCGCGAGAGAACGTCCGAGATGCTCGAGTATGCGACACCGAAGCGTTTGGCCAGCGCTCTCTGCGAAACGCCTCCCATCGCGTAGAGCGTCCGGATTTCGACGACCTTGGCGTCGGTGAGCTTGGCGAAGTGGTGTCCCTCGCCGGGAGGCGCCGGGTGTTGCACGCCTCGGCCCTTGATTGTCATATCGCGCATGTTGTCGGCCTGGGTGCCGAGAAAAAGGTGCGCCGGGTTCACGCACAGCTTCACATCACACCGATGCAGAACGCACATGCCCTCCGGTATCGGCCCGTTGTGAATAGCCCAACTGGCCCGATGAGCGAGAAGCTTCCGGTCGCCAACGCGCAGCTTGCCGTAGCCATCCTTATCCAGCGCCGCCGTCCAAAGCCAGCAGCAACCCAACCCCTTCACATGCGTGACTGTTGGCCCGTTCTTATCCACTTTGCTCATGAATCTCACAGTGATTTTTCCGTCAATCATGCTGCCCTTCCTTCCCGCTGTAGACCCGCACGATAACACACTCATCAGCTCTTTTGCTGACGTTCCACCACAATTGGCTCACGTCCGCATGCTTTGGCGAGTCGTCGACCAAGAAGTTTAGTCCGGGGATAGCCCTGCCTGCACGCATGCGCGGCGGGCACAGTTTATCGACCGCGGTTTTCGCCCAATCCGCATACTTGTCGGGCTCGCGAATAGAGAACCGCACGCAGAGCACCTGAGGGCGCCCTGGCAGCGGCTCGCGTCGTGGTGCCGCTTGCATCCGCATCGCGTCCCAGACGGCCTTCTTATATTTCGCCAGCTTCCAGTTCACGCCTGCCATGCCGGGGGCCAGCATCTGGTTTTGCGGCTTCGCCAGCGAAAGCGGTAGGATAAAACAAGCTTCCTCCTCTCCCCACAATCCGGGCCATTCGAAAAACGGCCGCGACCATCGCCTCGCCTCGCCCGCTTTCCACCCGCGTTCGGCCGCGTCGAAAAGAGCTTCCGTGGTCATTGGTACGCCTTTCGCCATTCGGTCAAACCAGCCTCCTGCAGAGCCTCCTGCACTACGCGCCTAGCAAACTCTCGCCGGTCCGGATGGTCGATGCTTTCGATGCGCAGGCGCAGGTCGCGCCTGCGAAGCGTCCACCCTGCGCGCTGCATCCATTCCCAGTTAGCTCGCCAACGGCTCTGGAAGTATGCCTCCTCCTCTCGCTTGTCTGCAGCCGGGTTGATGTCGTCCCGGTGGGTGACGCCATCCAGTTGCTTAGCAAGCCAGCGCGCGGAATTGGCTGCAAATGAGGCCTCCGTGGTCATCGGTACACCTGAGGCCCCGTCTGCCAAAAAAAGTCGGTCCTGCCCTTGGCCGCTGCCTCGAGAGCGTGCCTAACCCGCCCGTCGCCGTAGGCCTGGATAGCCGCCCGGAGCTTCGCCGCCGTCTCCCGCTCAGCCTTCGGATTCGCCAGGACGCAGGCCGCGGCGTAAGCGCCAATTAGTAGCATCAGGTCGGTGTCGGTCATCGGGGCATCCAAGCGCCATTCCAGCAACGGTCGCGATAATGTGCCTGAGCCTCCGCGCGCGCCATTCGCTCGTCACCGTAGGCTTGGATGGCCGCCAGAATCTCCCGGGCCGCTGCTCGGTCGATTTTCGAGTTTGTTCGATTGTAGGCCGCGGCGTAGTCATTGATTAGCAGCATCAGGTCGTCTTCGGTCATCCGTCCTCCTGGTGCAGAATCTCGTGCTGAAGCTGCAGCTCGAGTGCGAACAGTTGCGTTATCACGTCACGAGACGCTCCGTCCGAGTGAGTCGGCGGTTCGTCGAGTGTGTCCAGGAGTAGCGCCGCCCATCCCTGCCAGGCGCGCAACGCGTCAGCGAGGCGCCGAGAGACCTCCAGCTGGTGGAGGCACGCGTCGCAACTACAGTGACCTCGCGCTTCCGCCCGCGCTTTCGCGTCGCGTAGCACTTGGGTTTCTTCGTCTGTTAACATCTCGCTCATTCATACCTTCCCGTCTGGTCGTACTCGTCGCCGAGGCTGTTCGCTTCGGTCTCCGCTTCGCTCCGAGGCCTCTCCGTCACGTCGAAGCACGCGCTGTCGTGGTCCCAATCCATCTCGACATTGCGCTTCTGCCCGTCCTTCGCTTTGTCGACCTTGATGCACTTTCGCCCGGCTGCGACTAGCACCTTCTGGTCCGAGTCCTTGATGTCCGCCTCAGGAGTGAAGCCTAGGACGACCACCTCGGCCGCATTGCTGACGTCGCGGCACTCTCGGATGCTGTGTTTGTCGGGCGTCTTCTTCGTTTCGCTCACGGTTATCTGCGAGAGGATGAGCCCCGCGATGTGGGCGTTCTTGGTCACGTTGCGCATCTGCGCTGCAATCTCTCGGTACTTCACGCGCTCATCCTGGTGCCGCTCCTTGGTGCGGAATTCCTGCAGATAGTCCCACGCGACCAGGTCAACCCCGTGCTCGGTAATCATGGTCTCCACCTCGCGGCACACGGCCTCGATGTCCCGGCCTCGCGCGTCGATGAACACCGGTAGAGTCTCACCTTGCTGCGCCGTTAGCATCATGCGGTCGGTCTCGTCCTGGTGGAGGCATCGGTCACGCAAACGGGAAAAGTTCACCCGTGCGCGCCGCGCCATCAAGCGGTTACCATAGATGCTTTCTGAGTCTTCTGCACTCACAATCAGCACTTTCTTACCGCGCCTCAGGTTCTCGTCCGCGACTCCAACCAGATAGCTGCTCTTGCCCCAGTTGGTTTCAGCGCCGAAGACCCACACGTGGCCCGGTCGCATCCCGCCCGTGGCCTCATCGAGCCGCCAGTGGAGCGCCGTGCAGAACTCTTGCCTCCGACGCGTCAACGCTTCCTCGGCCGCAGCCGTGAGCAGCTCCCGGACCGTCTTGGCCGTCGGAGCTCGCTGAGCGCCAGCGCACGCCGCGGTCATCTGAAGCAGCGACTCGTGAGCCCAAGCATCGACGTCGCCCACCCCGGTCCGAGCCTGAGCCGCGATGAGCTGACAGGCCCGCTCGACGCGCCTGACCCGAGAGTGTCCCGCGACAATCTGCGCGTGCTCGGCCACGTTCGCCACGGCCGGGACCTCGTTCAGGAGCTCGGCCAGGTAGGACGTCGCGACCCGCTCGGCCCCGTCGACCCGCATGCCTTGCGTCACGTTAACAACGTCCGGAATGCCCCCCGACATCGCGACCAGCCCAATGACCGTCCAAATCAACCGGTGACGCGGGTCGATAAAGTCGGTGGCTATCAGGATGTCGGCAGCGGTTCGGAGGTGCTTGGCGTCGAGTAGGATGGCAGCGAGTACCGCCCGCTCGGCGTCAAGGTTCATCGACTGGGGCTTGTCTGGAATCATCGGTCTCCTTCAGGGGGCTCTTTGCTGAGCCGTGGCGGGGGCTAGGAATCGTTTTCATGTTGAGTTGGACCTCCGGGTCATCCGGGGTCATGCGAAGCCCTCTGCGAGCTTTTGAGACTCGGCGTCCGGAGCTTCCACCCGAACCCTGACATCCAATAATCTCCGAACAACCTCCGGCGACATCGAGGAAAGCCCGCGTTTAGCCGTCGAATTCTGGCACCAAGGGTCAGTCTTCGCCGCCTTCGCCGCCGTGGAAAGCTCGTCGGTAGTGAATCCAGCAGCGAAAAGCTCAAGTAATGCCCGAACACCAGCATCGCTCATCCCTCCCAGCCGGGGCATTCTTAGGCCTAAAGCCGCAGCAAAAGCATCAGCCGTAGTGACTAGCTCTGGCCAGGATGCCGGCCTGTCCCAATTCGCACTAGTCGGATCTCGCAGCTTTTCCGCTGCCCTGCTCTGGATCGAAGGCGTTTTCTCAGGGATTGGAGAGCCTTCCTGCCATTTTTCCGGGCTTTGCTGTGGCTGCGGCTCAGTCGCGCGCGCGATAGTGCTTGGAACTGGAGAAGCAGCAGCTTTTCTTGAAATAACCTGAAGCTCCTGTTCCTTTCCGTTCCCTTCTGTTCCCCTCTCCCTTCCCTTCCCCACGTGCATGCACATGCTTTGTGTGTGATCCGCGTGACTGTCTTGCACGTGCGTGCATATGCTTTGTGCCTCGGTGCCCGTCTCAGCTTCGGCTGGTCCCGGAAGTGTCGACTGCGCCTCCCGCTGGTTGACCACTTGGTGCTTCGCGAAAGTCCGCACTAGCCCGTACTCACGTCCGGCTACGGTGTAGCGAACCAGGAACCCACGCTCGGCCAACGCCTCCAGTACGCGCGCGAAGTCCCCTTCCCAGTAGGGGAGGATGCCGGCCTTGAGCGGGCGGGCTCGCCACTCGAACCGGCCGCTCCGGTCGGCGTGGCACCAGAGGCCGCAGAAGGCACGGAATAGCGGCAGACCGGTCTCCTGCTCGCCGTCCCAGAGCTTCTCATCAAGAAGCGACTCGGGTTTGATTGATCTGATTCTCGCCTTCATTTGACCTCCTCAAGCTCCTCTAGCCAGCAAGGATGACACATCACCCCGCGCGTTTTGACCCACCACACCCGCTCCCCGATCTCCACCGCTTCGCCGCAGAAAAAGCAGTGACTTTTCCATTTGCAAATCAGCCACCTCCCGCTAGAAATGGGAACCCCTGGCTCAACGACCGGCAGCGGTGGAGCCTCCGGACAGCCGTTTGGCTCGTGAACAATCAGCCCATGCTTCGCGATAAGCTTCGCCAACAAGATGGCCGATGTCCGAGCCTCCTCCAGGGGAGTGGCGTCGTGGACCGCTCTGGAGAGTAGTCCCGCCACGCGCGCTGCGACACTCACTTCGCCTCACCAGTGCGCGCCCCCTCAGCCAACGAGGCGGCAAACTCAGGATGAAGCCGCCGAACCGCCCGCTCGATGCGGCTGCGACAGAGCGCGATGATAGGTTGTGATTTGAGGTAGCGGCGCACGGTTCGCGGATCACATTCGGCCGCCACGGCTAAGGCTCTAATGTCTGCGGTTGGTAGGTACATAATGCCACCATACCGGGCCCGGCCTGACAATGCAAGGCGGTATCAACTACAGCCAGCCGTAACCTTCAGAAACTCATGCGCCGAGCTCACCCATCGCACAGCCTGGTCCCCCGCCGAGACCGGCGTCGAGGTGACATCAGGCGAGACCCAGTAGATCTCACCGCGGTCACAGCTCTCCTCCCCAAGCGCGATCGCGTAGCCCACCTCGATATACGCCGCCCGCGGATTGCCGAGCGCCGCCAGGAATACCAGGTGCGTCGCCTCCCGAATCTCGCTCTTGCACGTGTCCCACGCAGCGGCCTTGCCGTGCCTCGTGACAGGGTCCACCCACTGCTTCAGCAACCCAGGCTGATGCCAGGTCGAGACAACCTCGTGCCCTTGCTCGCGCAGCTTGGCGGCGACCAATTCCGCGCGCGCATGCTCGCCGAACGCGGACGCGACATACCAGCGGTTCACTTGCTTTCCTCAGCCGAGTACCGATTCATCCGCACGAACCCAGACTGGAAACCGGCGCGCTCGGTAAGGTCAAACGGCGGCGCAAGCCAAGCTCTCGCCTCTCCTCGCAGCTCCAGCCAAGCGCTTTCGCCGTCGGCGTCAACGATTACATCGGCCCCGCACTGGCACGTCGCGTATTGACCACTCTCCCACCAGGGATGATCGTACTGCGTGGTGGGCCGATTCGGCGGCAACGTCTGGCACGGTTCGCCGCATGCTGGGCAGGGCAGTAGCTCGCTCATCGCGGCCCCTCCATCTGCTCAATCAGCTCCCAGTCTTCGAGCGTGTCGCCGTACTCGCTGTTTGGATCCGGCTCGGACTTCGTGCAAACGGCACGCCCGTGGCAGATGACTTCGCCCCATTCAAGCTCACCAATCTCCTCAATCCATTCTCCGCCATCGCTCGCCTCGCTTCGCCAAGACGCCATTGCCTCGTGCGCGTAAGTCTTCGCTGCATCCTCCGTGTCGAAAAACTCGATACCGTGTTCGGGTGTCACTACATACCAACGTCGCGCCATCACAGCACCCCCAACCAAAACACACCAAACACAAACCAAACAATGGCCACAACTAACGTTACAGCAAACAAATACCAAACCCAATCGTACGCATCTTCTCTCATCGCGGCCCCTCCATCTGCTCAATCAGCGCCATTCGCTCAGCGGCGTTGTCGCGGCACAATCGTCGCCAGTTAACCTTCTTTATCACCGGTTTCGCCGTGGCGGCTGGCTCCGGATTCGCGTAGGCGGACTGTGACCAGAGCGCAACGTGGCGCGGCTCGGGCCTTAGGATGTTTTGCTCAGACATGACTCGCCTTCTTTTCCTTTTCCTTTTCCTTTTCTTCCCAGATCTCCGCCGCGAGCACCATCCAAGCCTTCCGCCCGACATGGTCGACTAGGACCTCAATCGCCAGTCGCAGAAATACCCCGGCGACCATCGCAGGGTAATGCTCGGCCGTGCCTAGTGCGCGCACAGCCGCTTCAAAACGGTCAGCCGCGAGTATTTCTTTAGGTGTTATCGACATTGTCGTCTCCCTTAAATCGAATTGTTGCTACTCGTGATTTGTGCCCGTCGGCGGTGACCAGCCAGCCCTCGCTGTAGCTGAATTTGGCGCCAAGTTTCACCAGCTCGCGGTCGCGGTCTGACAGCTCTTCAAAGAAGAATCGTTTGCCGGCTCCTAGGCGCCAGTTCTGCACTACAAAGGACTCCGCCTCCTCATCGACACTCACGACGACGGCGGCGAAACCCTTGGTTTCCGTGTAACCAGGCTCGCTCATGGCTTCTCCGTTTGCTTGCGCGTGGTGTATGAAATGTCGACCGAGACGCACACGTCGTACGTAGCCCCGCACTTGCCGCAGTCGTGATCAGTGTCGCCCTCTTGGCCTTCGCCTATCTCCCAGGAGTCGCGCTCGGCATACCCACAGTATGGGCAAATGGCTTGGCCTGTGTATTCGGTGTCAAACTCAGACATACACGCCCATCTTTCTGGCCAGCGTCACAAGTTTCGTAACCGCCCCGCGCATCGTCTTAAACCCGCGCACGCTGAGCATTGTCTCGCGCGAGCCGTTCCGAATCGTGAGCCTCGCGATCCATATCGTCTCCTCGTGTGCCACGACCGGGATGTAGCGGCGCGCCGTAAACGCACAGCCAGCCATGCCTTTGTGGCTGGTTATCCAGTCCCCGGTGGGATATCCGCTTGGGACCCATTCGAAGCCTGCGATTGTTCGCTTTGTTTCGCTCATTTGGATAACTCCTCAATCAATCGCTGTTCTGCGCAAAGGAGGCGCTCGACGGCGTCCTCGGCCGTTCGTCCCCAGGCCCTCAAGTACCCCTGCGCGTCCCCCAGCGGCACCAGCCGCTCGCAGACCCATCCAGCCAGGCGGCATTCGAGGAATCTCGCCGGCTCTCGCGCTAGCCAGTCACCGTCCGGGTCAGCCTCCCACTTGATGCCGCCTATGACTTTCACAGCTCGCCCGCTTCCGTCCATTCCCGCATCGTTATCCCCATCAGGTCCTCGATGCGCGCCATGAGCCTCGGTGATGGTCGAGCTCGCCCGTAGAGCCAGCTACAGACAGCCTGCCGACTCACCCCGAGCTCCCGGGCAAGCTGGGTCGCTGAGAGGTGCCCTGGAGGCGTAGGAGGAGGCTGGAGGCGTCTAGAGAGGAGGATTGAGGCCTTAGATATCATGATTTGACAGACTACTGCCTTAAGCGCGGGCGGTCAACGCCCTTTTTAGCGGTCGGGGAAAAGCGACACCGCGGCAAACATAATTGTTGACGGCGTCAACCTGCGGGACTAGATTGATTCCCATGAGCAACACCGCAAACCACGACGACGTAACCCCCACCGAGCACGGGCTAGCTCTCGACCTAGCACGGGACGATTACTACACCGGCGAGACCACGGCCCGCTGTGAGTGCTGCGATGCCCGCGTCGAGCTAGACACGATGGCTCCCGGCATCGGTGGATACGCTCACTGTCACGAGTGCACCGAGAGCCGCAAGGCGGAGGTGGCAGCGTGATGAGCACGACGTACAATGTCGCGCTGGTAGCCAAAGACGGCACTCGCAGTGTGATTGCGGGTGGCTTTACGAGCCTCACGGTCGCAACGCTCTGGGCTTTTTCGCACCAACACTTGCTGTTTGAACAGCTCGTCGCAGAGCCCGCGCATCGCGCGCTGAGGCCACAAGGGCGGACCCGGGCGCAGAGAGCGGGGTTGACATGAGGCACTACACGGTCGCATGGGGCCACGAGTATGAAAGCGTCGCGGATTACTACTTGTGGGACGAGGTTATCTCAGCCGTGAAGCTGTTGCTGACGCAAGGCACGCAGTGCAAAGTATTCAGCTCGGATTTCGATTATGATCACGACGGGTTAACAGAGGAACAGTTGGACCAATTGGAGGAAATAAGATCATGAACAAACAGGAATTAGAGAACTGGTCGGGCGCGCTCAGTGTCGTACTGAGCGGGTTTTTCCAGGCGTGCCAGCACGACCTGGAGGACCAGATGCTGATTATCGCCCTCGCGACAGGCGATCACGGCACCCCCCTACGCGACGCTGCGCAGGACGCCATCGCGGAGTCGACGGACACGGGCGAAATCGTCACGCTGCGCTACTCCGATGAGGCGTACGGTGTGCTGAGAGGCAGCTGCGAGGATTGGCGCGCTACGCCGGCATTTGAGGACCTGCACTATTACGGAGGGAACCTGGAGAGGCCCTGGCACGTCGTGCTCAAGCACGAGTTCCGCGAAATGAGCAGCCTTGAAGGCGAACCGCCGTTTGACCAGGCTCCGCTCTCGCGGGAAGCGAAGCTCGGCGCTGCTCGCGAAACGCTTCAGCTGGCGGCGAGCACGCTGCGCAAGCTGGGCACGACCGGTGGACACTGCCCTGAGCTCGTGAATGCCGCTGCGGAGGTCGAGTCGATTTTCGACTGGCTGTATTTGCCTAAGCAAGGAGGTCAGTATGAGTGAAGAGCTTTTGGGGACGCGCCGGTACACTGTCAGCTACACAGGGGGGGAGTGGGCCCTAATCGTCCGCGCCGCCTCCCTTCAGGGCAAAGACCCCTTTAGTTGGCTCCGGCAAGCTAGCGTCCGCGCGGCCAAGGCTAATCTCACGAAGGCTGGGCGTCACTCAGCGCCACTTACACGGAGGTCAGCATGACGAATTTATCATCAGAGCTTTTGCAGGGCGTAGGGGCTTGTGAGGCCGGGTTGGAATCGCTGCTTCAGGCATCCGTAGACATCAACGAGCGGAAAGCGCTCCCGGTCAAGCTCGTCGACCTAGCGTCAATCTACTGGAGCGCCTGGCATGCGTCAGCCGACACTGACGTTGGTGCTGCGTTTGAAACCACCATTGCGGCCGTCTCTCGCATCAGCGGAGGCAGCTCGGTCAACGTCGCTGTCTGTGTTGACTCGCCGCCCTACAAACGCAACGCGATTGCCAAAACATACAAGGCGCAGCGCGAGGCCTCGCCGCCTATGGCTGTGGAGCAATACCGGCGCACCCAAGAGAGGCTCCGGAAAGATGGCTATCTTGTTTGGAGCTGCAAAGGCTTCGAAGCAGACGACCTCATAGCCACGGCGGCCGCTCAGCTACGCGCCAAGCACGAAGTGCGCGTCTACAGCGCGGACAAAGACTTGTTGCAGCTCGTCGGCTTTAACGTCGTGGTTGTGCGACGCGAGCGAACCGAGGATGGCAGCAGGCTCGTCGATTTCGATGCCGAGGCCGTGAAGGCCAAGATGGGCGTCTACCCGAACATGCTGCGCGATTTGCTCGCAATGGCCGGAGACAAAAGCGACAACGTTCCAGGAATCCCCGGCGTAGGCCCCGCGAAGGCAGCGGCCCTGCTCATCAAGTACGGGACGCTGGCCGAGGTCCTGCTTTGTGCCGACGAAATCCCAGGCAAGCTGGGGGAGGCCATCTGCCAAAACGTTGAGCAGGCTTTGCTGAGCCGGCAGCTCGTAACGCTCTACACCGACGCACCCATCGATGCGCAAGAGGTATTCGCAGAACGAAAAACCGAACCACTCACGGAGAACTACGAAGCCATGGAAGAGACACACGAAGCAGAGCCCAAATCCGACACGCAGAACGAGAGACCGAGCGAGCCGCCGCCTGCGCCACACGTGGAGGGCGAGCCGGTGGGCGAACGCCGCACACCAACGGCGCCCACTCAAGCGCCGGCTCAAGCGATTGAGTTAGCCCACGCGGCCCCTTGGCAACTTCAGCTTGAGCCTCGGGATTCTAACGGGGCGTGGAAGCTAGCAAACATGCTTTATAATTCGCGCCTTTATTCGGCATTCTCCTCCCCTGAGGCCATTCTGGCCGTGCTGCTTCGAGGCCGCGCGCTCGGCATTGATGCCACGACAGCGCTCTCGTCGTTCCATGTCATCGAGGGTCGGCCGTCGATGTCCGCTGCGCTCATCGTTGGGCTTGTGCTCCGCTCCGGCCTGGCCGAATACTTTGATTGTGTGGAAACAACGGCGGAGGGAGCAGTCTGGACGACCAAGCGTAAAGGCGCGAAGCATGAGGCAAGAAACAGCTTCACGATTCAGAACGCGCAAGCGGCCGGCCTGGCGGGAAAAGGGAATTGGCTGAAATACACAGCAACGATGTTAAGATGGCGCGCAGGCGTTGAGCTGGCACGGTTCGTTTATCCCGACGTTGTCTCGGGGATTTTAAGCGTGGATGAGGCTTCAGAAGGAGAGTTAATGTGAGCACGATTCACACCAGGTTCTTTGGCAAATTCAAGGAATCGCCGTCGTGTTGGGAGTGGTTGGCCTATCGTGACCGCAAGGGGTACGGGAGGTTTATGGTGCCCGGAAGCAAGACGTCGCTAGCTCATCGATTTTCATGGGAGTTGCATCGCGGGCCAATTCCGACCGGAATGTGCGTCCTTCACAGGTGCGACAACCCGCCATGCGTCAACCCTGCCCATTTATTCCTGGGCACCCTTCAGGACAACGTGCGCGATATGATTCAAAAGGGTCGAGGGTCGAACGGAAATAGAGCGATTACTCATTGCCCATCGGGGCATGCGTATAACAGTGAGAACACTTATCAGCACAACGGGCGGCGGTCGTGCAAGGAATGCAGTAGGAGCGCCGTGCGTAAGCGGCGCTCTCTCGGCGCTGAACAGGAAAGAGCCCGCGCGCGTGAGCTCTATCACGCCAATCTAGAAGAGGCGCGCAGGAAGGGGCGAGAGAAGGCGAGGGCGCGATGTGTAAAGAAGCGCTCCACGAAAGGGCCAGACGAGCTCACGGATGGTGAAGAGTGAGCAGCGACATCACTTGCCTGATTCCGGCCCTGTGCGAGGCTCACCGTATCGGCCGCCAGGCTGTGGATAAATGGGGGGACCGCGAACAGGTGAGGGTCGCCATCGGCGAGCTCGCCGAGCTAATTGCCGAACTCGCTCAGGCCGGGCGCGGCAGACACACCGAGGAGGCCCTAACCGAGGAGGTGGCGGACGCTCTCATCGTGTTGATGCAGCTCGTCGACATGCAGGGGCCTGCCAATGTGGCCCACGTCATGCTCGGCAAGCTGGCCCGGCTTCAGGGGCGCATCGATGCGGAGCCGACAATAGCGGCGGAGATTGACGCCCTCGAGGAGCGGCTAATCGCGCGGCACGGCCTCAATTATGGCCAGCTTCGCCATCTGGAGGGCAAGCCCGACAATCAGAGGCAGCTACTGGCTCTCCTCCACGCCTGGGCCGACAATCCGGACGAGGTGGACCGCGTAATCAGCGGCGTTCCGTACGGTGCGCGGGCGGTAGCGAAAACCCGTGAATCTGGCTGAATCGCGAGAATCGACCGACCCCCTGAAAATAGGGGCTTGACTCGTACGGCAAAGGGAGTACAACTAAGCCCATGAGCAACGCGACAAACACGAAAAAGGAAGGTTCAACGATCATGACCAAATCAGAAAAGAAGCAGGTCGACATTTGGAGTGGCACGCTCCAAGGCCTAGGAAATGACGCCCGATACTGGGACATGCGTCGCACACACGGGGACTATTCCCCGCAGGTCTATTTGCACCTGAAAGGCTGCGCACGCTACCAAGCGTCGGGCTCTCAGCCCACCACTAAGGAGCAACATAAATGACCAAAATCGATATAGCCAAGTTGCAACAAATCCGACACATCATCACACACGAAAATTGTCCAGACGGGATCGCGAGCGCCATGATCCTGCGGGACTGCCTGCCGGATGCGGAAGTGACGTTCTGTCAGTACGGTACGGCGCTACATCGCTCGATACAGGCGCTCCCCGGACAGCTCTGGTGTGACTTCAGTCCCCCCCTGGATCGCGTCCAGGAGTTCCTTGACGTGGGGGCCATTGTGTTGGATCATCACGCCGGACCAGCGAAGACAGCCACGTTAGAGTTTGAATCACGGGGCCTTGGCGCGTGGGGGCACGAGCCTGGCGTCAGCGGGGCAATGCTAGCGTTCGGCGAAGTCTGGGTACCATTGAAGCGCAGTGATGATAATCAGGCTGTGGAAGCATGCCTGCTGTCTCACGCCACCCTGGCCGGCATCCGGGACACTTGGCAAATCGATCACCCGGAC